GCTCCAATAGGTAGGGGTCTTAGAGCTACAAGGCTATCCAGTCCGAGGACTCGACAACCAGGTCACTGGCCGCCCCCTCAGAGGGGTAGCCGTTCACTCTCTTAAACACCTTAATTTCACAGACAATCCTGTCGATCGCAGAGCGATCGGCACAATTGTCGCAGACATGCTCGACCGGATGCACGTCCACTAAGGTGGCCTCAGTCCGCAGGGTTTTAAACTGCTTTTCCTTCCAACCTTCGACGAGGCATTCGAGCTTCCGCTCAAGGTTGGTATTTTTTCTCTTCAGCGCCTTCCGCAACGAAACGGAAGGGCCGCGTACAACTGTGTCGGTCCGGTTACGCGGAGGGACGTAACCTTCTAGTCGTAGCCTGCTCACCCTCCTTTGAGTGAGAACAACCTCTTCCTCGCGAGTTAAATCGTAGCCCACAGGCAAGGCTACTACGGGGAAGGGGTTGGAGCATGGCTCCCGTCTGGACGACGCGCAAAGTGATTCCCGAATCTCTTTGTCACGAACGAGTGCGTTAAATCGTTCGCAACGCAAAGGCCCTTGTAATTTCACTTCCTGATCCCTGAGCTGGGATTTGGCTCTACGTACGAGCCACAGGAAGCATTCGGTGCTCCGTGAAGATTGGTTAGCAAAACCAATCACGTCATTCACTTCGCGCCCCATAAACAGGGCGCTCAAATTTATTTTCTTTTGTCGGACACCGTTGACGAACAGGGTGGAATTGATTTCTCCCTTCTCGGCGTCGATCATCGTCTTGGATTCGTTAACTTGAAGTCCCACTTTGGTACCGTGGAACTTAATCCTTGACAATAACCCTCCGGGCCCTACTTCCCGGAGCAACAGATCATCGCCGTTGATGAGACAGCGATGACTCGTCCATTCCTTGAACGAGATTAACCCTTCGATTAGGAGATCGTTGAGGGCAAGGTCCACAACCACCTTATTTATAAGGCAAAGTAATGGGAAGCTCATCATGCTCCCCATAGGTTGTCCCCTAGTCGCCTCACGCCCATCGAGCGTAAGTCTCCCGAGGACGCGCAGTGCTGCGCACTGCTCCTCGGTCAGCCCCTCTCCTTTGTCGATTAATACTTCGATGGCGGCTCGCGTATATGCGGTCTTGACATTGTCAGTCGCAGATGCATAATCTACGCTGATATACGCGCCGCCATTCAACGAAGCGACTTGCTCATTGGTCGGGTCACCAGTGAGAAGCCATCCCTTCCTTCTGAGGGTACTGTACAGGGCGTGGTGCAACGGGTAAAGCACTTCTGTATTCCGTGACGAATACAGAGTAACTATCCGTGGTTTTCCCGCGCTGACAACAGAGAGCACCTCAGTGTCCCCGCTGAAAGGTTGTTCCAACCAGTTCCCTCCGTCGCGCCTTGCCCTGCCTAAGCAAGCGTGGCCATTCGGGACGTAAGCCCACTTACCTCGGTTCCAACCAGTCTCGACATTTCTGCCTAGCTGGTCCGCGAATTGACGTAGGTGGTCTGCCTCCACCTCCACCGTCTGGAACCTTTCCTTTTTCCATTTTTCTGTCTGCTCGACCAGCCTACTTTCGCAGGTCTGGCAAAAACTCTTTTCAAGTTTTTGGGCACTTTTGATCGACAGATCTTCCAGTTCCGTAAGGTCATCGAAACAGGACCGGATAGCGGATCTAAGATAACCGCATTCAATCCGGGAAGGGAGAGCACGCGCCCTCTTCAACCTGAATTCCTTAAACAGGAACTTAAGACAGGTCCTCGCCTTCCTCCTAAGGCGATGGGCAAATTGACAGGAGTCGGGGCCCAAACCGATCTCCACAGCTTGTCCTTTTTTCTTTGTCATGGTAGGGACTACTACCACGGGGCGATCGTCGACTGCGACCAGGCACCCGCCCTGGGCGCAGGGTTGACGTCTTTTCCAAAGAAAAGAACTCGACACGCTGCCGAGGGAAAACGAAACGGTGGAACCGTACGGAAGCCAGAAAAGACTAACTGGCTGAAATTGTCTCCGCATTATTCGTTTTCTTTTAGTCCCGATATTCAATTCGTTATTATAGACTACAGGGTCCGCGGGACGGACCCAGTCTTTTATGTGTTAGGAGGGCTAATAAAGGAATAGTAACCACCATGTCCACGGACAAGGAGGGTTTGCTACCTGGGACGGTTAATCCCCAGGTCTCGGTACGAGGTGTCGTTAACAGTTTCCTGCACCGATGGCCGATTACCATATTTCCGCTCCCCCCCCCTGTTCCCCTTACTATGGGGGACTTGGCCGCAAGGCCCTAACATCCCTTTCCCCTCACGGGTTATCGCAGCGTTTCACAGCTGACAACCTCGCCCGGTCGGCACTACCCGCTACCGTGGCACTCTCCTAACCATGGGAGCCAAGCTATCGCAACATTGCTGTTGGAACCTCCGTTCCGTTCATGCGCAGAGGAGCACAATCCCGGCGGCAGGAATTTACC